CAAAAGAAGAAAGTCGTTCAATATCTTCATCAACTATTGCTGACAATCCAAGTGATAAACGAATTTCGTTTGCTTGAAAAGTTCTGCCGTTTAACTGGCCAGATTTGAAGACAAGCATCATGATGTATTGTTGACTGAAATCTTCTTGAAAGTGTTGGAGCCAAATTTTAACTGCGGGCCATTTTGTCATTGCCCAAAGTACCCAAGGACCATTTCTTTTTTCTGCATGAAAGCCACTCTTTTCCATCCAGTCTATTTGTGATTTGGATACAACAGGGTCTTGTTTGACCAACTTGTCTGAATTTTGATAGTCGAACATAATCACATTGATTCTATACTAACAACCTTTGGTTGTCCACTTTTTATATCCAATTCAATGCCTTTATGTGCAAACAATTCTTTCAATTCTTCAAGTGTGTTAACAGGAACTTTAAATTTATTTGACGGTCTAAATGTTAATTTCCATGATCTTGCTTTTTTCTCTTCAACAGATAATTTGCTAGTTTCTTCTCTATCTCTCTTTTGATTACATTCAAAACAAGCCAACACTTTTCTTTGTTTGTTTGTTTCTTCACGAAGCCATCGTCGAGGATCATAACGAGAGATCAAATGATCGATTGTCGCCATCCTTGGATTTGCTTCTCCAACTATCATTGGATTATTCGTTAGGACTGTAAGACATCCACACCAGTAACAATACGGATTCAGTTGGAACAGCCTAAGTTTCTGTTTTCTGTAACTCATTCACAATGTAGTAACCAATTGATTGAGTTCTTTTTGTAGTTGAAGAACATCGGTAATGGTTTCAAAGACTTGGGCTTTGTTGCCCTTTTGGAAGATGACTGTCTTGTTGTTGATGTAACCTTGACGAATGAGAAAACTAATGGCAGCATCAACATCCACGAAAGTATTATAAATTTCGGCTTTCTTGTTTAAGACCAACACTTTGATTCTTACCATAATTTTATTATACTACAGAACTAATCAATTGTCAAGTGGCATTGTTTGTGGTTCAGTGTTGATTTGTGAAGTGATATGAAAACCATCACAGATTGGGCAATGATAAACTCTCATCAATTTCTTTTTACGAAAAGCAAATTTGCCTGCTGCAACAGCGGCTAACATATCAGATATGAAGCGAACTTTGTTCTTACACATCCTTTCAGTTTTGCTCATAGAAAGAATCGTATCTTTTAACGAATCTGATTACTTCACCAACATATCGCTTATCAGGCCACATGTAGGTTTGTTCGCCTTGTTCCCTCGAATCGCAAACAGCGGTGACTTCAACTAAAGAACCGTTTTGTCTTTCATAAATAATGGTTCCAAAAAGTTTAGCTGAACAAGCAGAGTAAAATGCGTGATATGTTTTCATTTTAAAACCTGATACATTAACTTTTTGAGATTATCGTCTGTCAAAGGTTTGTTGTCAAGCAAAGTAAAACAAAAACTTGCACGATTGGTATCGCCATAGGCCATCTTGATTTTCAGAGCTTGATCACGTCGAGTAGGCAGATTACGAACACCATCAACAAAAACTTTCATTGCATCCACAATTTTCTGAACTTCTTTCCATGCATCGGAAATCTTGCTTATATCGCCACGAATTTGGTTAGCTATCTCGAAATCAAATTGAGTAGCAATATTGTTGTAAAAGGTTTCGTAATCGGGTTTGTTCATTGAGAACCAAACATCCAAAACTTTTTCAGGTGAAGCCAGTTCAGATTTCATGTGGTGAAGAGCAAGATACCATGCCGACTTGACCTTATGAAGTGTCTGGCCTTCTTTGGAATAAACCACAACGCCTTCTTGGCCTTTCCAATCATCTACAGCAATGAGAAGATAATCAATTGACTTATCACTGAAATTGAAAGTCACAGGACGCTTCATATTCCAATCTAAGGCTTTTTCATCCAAAAATGATTGGGAACAAAGTGAATAATCGGTATGGTCAATATATCCAACCAACATCCATTCTGGCTTGTCACCATAATTCAGAACAATTCGATTTTCAGGAGAAACCCATTCAAAGAGATAAGAAAAATCCCAAGTCTCATATCTATCATCATATTGATTCAAGAAATTAGCAAATTGTTGTTTGAAAATTTCTAATTCATGCCCATTGTCAAGAGTTGACCCATCAACGGTTCCACGAGTACGAAGAATCAATTGGCCCTTGTATTTCGAGACAATGAGAAGAGAACCATCCAGTTTTTCGGTAACAACACAATCACGAAGACTTGAAGGAACAGGGAAGTGTTCAGGATTTTCGCCCCAGTTGGTAAACTTTGGGAAGCCAGCAGAAATCAATTCACCATCTGAATTCCACACAGAAGACCGGAAGTGTTTATTGGCTTGTGTCCATTTTGCTCCTATGTGGCAGGGTTGAACCAAATATACAACTTCACCAAGAAGAATGTGTTCATGGACCATGAACTGCGTTCTATCTATTTCTTCCAGATTGATTTTCATTTACAAGGAAACAGTATCGTAAAAAAGTCTTTGTGTCAAGGTCATTTTTCATAATGTTTATGTCTTTGTGAACCCATTGAACATTCTGATTGACATAACCTTTCGACGAATCAATTCTATCCAAAGAAGCAGTTTGTGGATTACCAAATCCAATTTCTATACCACTTAATGCACATTTTCTATTTTGATTCAAAAAGAGTTGCCAAATGTAATTCATTGTGATAGAGAATTCTTTTGGTTTTCTCTTGCCTCCCTTTGAATTTCGTCTTAATACCGAGAAGTAATCCAAAGGTAATTCACCAATACCTTTGAAGAATGGAGAATCTTTCCCTTTTCTATTGTGTCTGCAACCACAAGATTTTGTGTTTCCGTTTAGAAGATGTGATTGCCTTACATTTGTTTCTTTTCCACAATCACATTTACAAAGCCAATAACTTACGTATTTGTTAAATGGTCTTCCTCCGTAGGAAATAACAACCAAATCACCAAATCTTTTGTTCACTAAATCATTCATACCATTTACTCCTTTAATGATAAGTAGTAAGTGGAAAGACTTAACGTAAAACAGAATTGAAAAATGTTACGATAATAAACAAAACAAAGAAAGCTACGATTGCTCCCAAAAATGGACCAATTAAAGGAATCATACAAATCAAAATGAAACCTATTAAGCAAATCAATCCTATCACTAACAGGAATGGAATAATTAGAATCAAAACAATCAGTTTTCCAATAAATTCCATAATTACAGTGAGTTAATGTCTTTTTGAGTGGGAGGATTCCAGTTTAGAATCCTGCCGGTGGCCAGTTCAATGTCAAGTTCAATGTAATCGCCGAAATGTTCTCCGGGGAAAAACGAAGGAACATAACCATCGTATTCTTTGATGACGCTTCCGTTTTCGTCAACAATGGTAGCAGAGAAAAGGTCGGAACACTTTGCTGAGATTTTTATGGTTTTTGGTTTCACAATTGGAGTTTACCGTATTTATTGAGATTGTCAATAGCCTGGTCCAAGTTTTCGATTGCCCATTTTGATTCTGCCAATCCCATCATGGAAACCGTTCGGCCAAATGAATCAGTCGGACCAGGAGTCAATTCACGAAACTTTTTGATGGCGGAAATCTTCTGGTCGGCGAAGTACCGAGGGAATTCCTTACGAATGCCGTCTAGGATGATGGCGGTCGGATGGTTTTCAACGAAGATTTGAACCGTTAACGTTTGATGTTTCGGAACCTTGAGGGCAGCACGAATCAATTCCGTGGCTTCGGTCAAGGTCAATTTGATGTTCATAGTGAGATTATATCAGAATTGAATCGAATGTCAATCACTTTTTCAACAACCGTTTCATTTCAATGGCGTCAATGTCAAAAATCTGCAAATAGTGTTCGTTCGTGAGAAATTCCAGAATTTCGTTGAGTTCAATCACAACGGCAGAGATTCCCGGATTCACATTCTCGTAAGATTCAATCCAACAAGAGCGATTGCCGAAATCATGAAAACTGAATTCGTGTGTTCCCTTTTCCACTTTCGACAAATTAGGTCCCCAGTGTTCTTCAAACGGAAGAGTGGCATTGAGTACCCATCCGCCCATGCCCATGATTAGATGGTTGATTTTGACGCCCTTGAACTTGGAAAGTTCAACGATGAGCTCTTTAGCCCGATTAATGAACGGCTTGCTGAGTTTCTCGCCCATATTGGCAAGCTGCCGGTCAACCTTCTTCCACTCTTTGCTGGCGTTGAACTTTTTCATTGAAGAGAATATATCAAAGAATCAAAGAGAGTCAAGAAGTTCTTTGAGTTTCTTTCTCATGTCACCACGGTCTATTCTGCCGTCACACGAAGGCCGTAAAAGGTAGGATTCGAGTAT